ATGGGAATGTTTGAAGATTTAACAGGACCAGGCGACGGCCTAAACGAATTATTTGAAAAAATGAAACCTACATTAGATAGTTTAATGGAAAGTTTATCAGGTTTCTTAACAGCATTTATGAACGATCCAACGAAAGCACTTGAGGATCTAGGTGCTAGTGTCATGGGATGGATAGGTGACGGATTAAAAAGTTTATTTTCAAGTATGTTGCCTGCAATGGGTCCTACGATTGCAAAAGCTATATTAGGTGTAATTATTGGTTTAGCACTTGGCGTAATAGCTGGTCCGTTTACATTAATCGGTGCGGCACTAATGGGTATTTTTGGTGTTGACTTTATAATGAGCTTACTTGGCGGCGCATGGGATATGATAAAAGGTATGTTTGTCTGGATAGCAGATGGCTTTAGTATGCTTTGGGAAGGAATACAACCTGTAATTAGTTTCTTATCAGATACTGTAATGACGGTATTTGGACATATTGGAAATGCATTTTCTGCTATCTGGGAATTTGTACAGCCTGCAGTCGAAACAATATGGAACGTATTCTCTACAATGTTCGGCTGGATAGGTGATACTTTCGGCTGGATATGGGATAAGGTAAAAGGACCTATCAATTTTATATACGATACACTTTCAGGAATGTTTGGATGGGTAGGCGACACAGCTGGATGGATTTATGGTAAAATTAAAGCACTTAATCCTTTTAGTTGGTTTGGTAGTGACGATGATGAAGATGAAGCAGAAGAGCAAATAGCTCAAAGACAAACTGAAGAAACAGGAGTTGTTGCACAAAGACCAGATACAGCAGAAGCTACTCCATTTAATACTCCTACAACTGTACCAGATACTGCTAGAATGATGGCAGAATTTACCCCAGAAGAACTGTCTACAGTTGGTGATGCTATGACAAATGTTGCATCAAATGTGGGCGAATTAAGTACACAGCTAGGCGATATACGCAACTTTACCCAAAACCAGAACAGAACAAACGATCTTATAATTGCGTTAAATAATACGATGACACAAGTCGCTGAATTATTAGAAGAAAACAATGACCTTACAAAAGGTACACGAAATGCTGTTCAAGCAAACGGCGATATGATGTCAGGATAAAAAAATGAGTTGGAAAAGATATTTTACAGAAGTACCCACTGGCACAGCTAGTGTATTAGGATCCGGTAATAATCAACCCGGTCCTGCTAGAACTAATTATAGTTCCTATCTGCCAGATGTGTATGTAGGTGCGCCTAATCGTATTGAACGATATGGTCAATATAATGTTATGGATAATGATAGTGAAGTCAATGCGGCTTTGGATATCCTTTCAGAATTCTGCACACAATTTAATAAAACAAACAAAACAAATTTTTTACTAGACTTCAAAAAAGACGCAACTAATTCAGAAATTAAAATTTTAGAAAACTATCTACAACAGTGGACTAAAATGAATGATTTTGAAACACGTATGTTTCGTATAGTTCGTAATGTATTCAAATACGGCGATCAATTCTTTATTAGAGATCCAGAAACTAAAAAATGGTTCCATGTTGATCCTGCGAAAGTAAGTCGTATTATTGTCAACGAATCAGAAGGTAAAAAACCTGAACAATATATTGTAAAAGATATTAATTTTAATTTTGCTGACAAAGTAGCAACTACACCATTTCAAACAAACGGAAATGTAACAGGCGGCGGTGACGGATATCTTCAAGGCGGCGTTCGCGGCATGGTAGGAAATACTAATACCGGTGCTACAGGTAGTGCTGGTAGATTTGCAATGGACAAAGAACATGAAATTGCTGTAGATGCAGAACACATGGTTCATTTAAGTTTGTCAGAAGGTTTAGACAATAATCATCCATTTGGTAATAGTTTACTTGAATCAATTTTTAAAGTATACAAGCAAAAAGAATTGCTTGAAGATGCTATTATCATTTACAGAACACAAAGAGCGCCAGAGCGCAGAGTATTCTATGTTGATGTGGGCAACATGCCATCACACCTTGCTATGCAGTTTGTGGAGCGTGTTAAAACGGAAATACATCAAAGACGTATCCCATCGAAGACAGGCGGAGGCACATCTGTTATAGACAGTTCTTACAATCCGTTGTCAACCAACGAAGATTACTTCTTCCCTCAAACTGCTGAAGGTCGTGGTTCTAAAGTAGAAACACTTCCGGGTGGTACTAACCTAGGTGAAATTGACGATTTAAAATACTTTACTAATAAACTAATTAGAGGTTTACGTATTCCAAGTAGTTATTTGCCAACAGCGGCACAAGACGAAGGACAAAGTCAATACAATGATGGTAGAGTAGGTACAGCATATATTCAAGAATTAAGATTTAATCAATATTGTATGCGTCTACAAGGATTACTTATTGAAGTATTCAATCAAGAATTTAAACGTTATCTAATAGAAAAAGGTGTTAATATTGATGTCAGCATGTTTGACGTTAGTTTTCAACCGCCACAAAACTTTGCAAGTTATAGACAAAGTGAATTAGACAATACTCGTGTTCCAACATTTACACAAATGATGGCTGTGCCATATATTTCAAATAGATTTGCTTTAGAGAGATTCTTAGGACTTTCTAAAGAAGAAATTGCACACAATGAAAGATTGTGGAGAGAAGAAAACGACGAAACACTGCAACAACCTCCAACAGATGCAAGCGCAGAAATGCGAACCGCAGGAGTTAGTGGAGCAGGTATTGCAGATGACTTAGGCGGATTAGAAGATGAAGCACCAGAAGGTGATGCAGGAGCCGCGGCGGCAGGAGAAGGTACTCCGCCGGAAACAGTAACTGAACCAGCACCAGGAGGAGATGCCGGAGCAACTCAGCAAACGGTATAAATACTAACATGAACTTACGAGAATTTTTTTACTTTGACAAACAAAATTTAGATCCAATCGAAGATAAAGGATATGATCCATTATCTGATGAATCACCTATGGATTATGATGATACTCGTAAAACACGTCTTAGTTTACGTATGATAAACAAAGCACGTAAAGCATCAGAATTACACAACGAAGAAAACGAAAAAGAACTATTTTTTGTTAGACAAATGTATGGTCTAGCCGCAAACGCTGAACCAGGAGCATAAAATTGTCTGTAGCGTTTGTCGTAGGTAACGGCAAAAGTCGTGAACCAATTAATCTTCAAGATATAAAACCATTTGGAAAAGTATATGCTTGTAATGCAGTATACCGTTCCTTTCGTCCGCACTACTTAATTGCAGTAGATGTAAAAATGATCTTAGAGATCACACAGCATAGATGGCAATTAGATAACCAAGTATGGACTAATCCTAATCGTACATTTAATAATATACCAAATTTAAACTTGTTTAATCCATCTAAAGGCTGGAGTAGCGGACCTACTGCTTTATGGATGGCGAGCCACATGCACGGGTATGATGAAATATACATTTTAGGCTTTGACTATAGGGGATCTAAAGACAAAAACGGAGAATATAAACGTGTAAATAATATGTATGCAGACACTCAAAATTACAAAAAGAGCTATGATCCTGCAACATATTTTGGCAATTGGGAGCGACAGACATTAACTACTATTAAAAGTCATCCTGAAACGAGATATATAAGAGTAGTTGAGGAGGGAGAAACATTTTTACCAAGTTCACTAAAAGATCTTCCTAATTTGAGTCAACAAACTGTGTCAGAATTTAAAAAATTCTGGCAGATTCCATAGCATCTCGCCAAAACGAGTCGTTTTGAGCCTATTATCCACATATATTTTCCCAAAGATGTAAATATGTTTACAGCCTTACGAACTTATAAAGGAGAAAACCATGGCAGATATCAATAAAATTGAAGCAATGCTTGAAAAACTCGTAAACGAGGATAAAGCAGGTGCTGAAGAACTATTTCACGAGTATGTGATAGAAAAATCAAGAGAAATTTATGAAAACCTACTAGAAGATGATCTAGAAGGAATCGAAGAAGCATCTAAGGACGACGACAAAGAAGTTGACGAAGCGGCTAAAGATGACGACAAAGACGATGATGATGAAAAAGTAGATGAGTCATCAGACGAAGAAGTTGACGAAGCATCAGACGAAGAAGTTGACGAAGCATCAGATGAAGAAGTAGATGAAGCATCAGATGAAGAAGTTGACGAAAACTTTATGGAACCAGCTATCGAAGCACCAATGGATGACATGGGTGGCGATCCAGCAGACGACATGATGGGCGACATCGAAGCAGACGGCGAAGGTGACGACGACATGGGCGGTGAAGAAGGCGAAGAAGAGCTAGAAGACCGTGTAGTTGATTTAGAAGATGCTTTAGATGATCTAAAAGCAGAATTTGAAAAAATGATGGGCGACAAAGAAGGCGACGATGAAGCAGGCGACGACATGGATATGGACATGGACGACGAAGGCGATGATGATGCAGAAGAAGAAAGCATGATTGAGCCAGAAGCTGTAGCATACGAAGCAACTGACGAAGAAGTCGACGAATCAAAGAAATCTCCAAAAAGCGCAACAGAAACAATGCGTGAGTATGTAGAAAAAGTGGCTGAGCCAAAAGGCGAAGACCACAAAGCGAAATCACCTGTTGCAAACAAAAATGATATGGGCGGAACAGCCTCTAACATTGCACAAGGTGGTGACGAAAAAGGCGGTAGCAAGGCACAAGCACCAAAAGAAGACAACGCAGGTAACGTAAATGTACCAGGCGGAAAAGCATCTAAGTCAATGAAGGCACAGCCTAAAGGACATGGCGCTGAGAAAAAAGGTGCAGGTGAAAGTGGTACCGACTCAAAAAGTCTAATCGGATCATAAGGTAACTTATTATGTTTAACTTAACCGAAACACTATCCTTCGACCAGGCACAGATGGTTGTTGAGTCAACTGAAAATGCTACTGGAGGCAAGGACCTTTATCTAAAAGGTATTTGCATACAAGGTGGTGTGCGTAACGCTAACCAGCGTGTATATCCTGTAAGTGAGATCAGTAGGGCTGTAACTACGCTCAACGATCAAATAAATGGTGGATATAGTGTGTTAGGAGAAGTTGATCATCCAGAAGGACTTAATATTAACCTCGACCGTGTGAGTCATATGATTACTAATATGTACATGGACGGAAGTAATGGTTATGGCAAAATGAAAATTTTACCTACTCCGATGGGAACACTAGTTAAAACAATGCTTGAAAGCGGAGTTAAACTTGGTGTTTCCAGTCGGGGTTCAGGTAACGTTAAAGAAGACGGAAGCGGAGAAGTTTCAGATTTTGAAATTATTACCGTGGATGTCGTTGCACAGCCTAGTGCTCCTGGGGCGTATCCTACGCCAATTTACGAACATTTAATGAATGCTCGCGGCGGGTACAAGGCATACACTCTAGCACAGGCTACAAAACACGACGAAAAGGCACAAAAATATCTAAAGGAATCTCTAGTTAATATAATTAGAGGCCTCCAGTAATAAGGAGAAACATATGTTGGATGCATTAAAACAACTCTTTGAAGGATCTGCACTAAGCGAAGAAGTAAAAGCAGAAATTCAAGAGGCTTGGGAAAAGAAGGTTAAAGAACACCGTCTTGCGGCAACAGCTGAACTCCGTGAAGAGTTTGCTCAAAAATACGAGCATGACAAATCGTTAATGACTGAAGCAGTCGATAAAATGCTTGAGTCAAAACTAACCGAAGAAATTGCAGAGCTTGCTGAAGATCGCAAGCAACTAGCTGAAGCTAGAGCAAAGTATGCAGTTGCAATGCGTGAAAATGCAGGCAAACTAAAAGATTTTGTGCTACACCAGTTAGGCAAGGAAGTCGGAGAACTTCACGAAGATCAAAAAGCTATGGCTAGCAACTTTTCTAAGCTCGAAGAATTTATTGTTGAATCTCTAAGCAAAGAGCTTGCAGAGTTCTACGAAGATAAAAAAGATTTAGCTGAAACAAAAGTACGCTTAGTACGTGAAGCTAAAACTCACTTGGCAAAAGTGAAATCTGACTTCATCCAAAAATCATCAAAAGCTGTTATGGAAGCAGTTGACAAAGGTCTTAAGAAAGAAATTAGTACACTTAAAGAAGACATTGAGTCAGCTCGTAGAAATGACTTCGGACGTAGATTGTTCGAAGCATTTAGTAATGAGTATGCAAATTCATATTTGAATGAAAAATCTGAAACTGCTAAGTTGATGAAAGTTGTTGAGTTGAAAGACAAGCAACTGGCTGAAGCAAAAGCGTCTGCAGATGAAAAGGCAAGACTAGTTGAAAGCAAAGATGCTGAAATTAGACGTGCAAAAGATCTTGCAGAGCGTAGAGAAGTACTAAACGATCTTGTTGGCCCTTTAAACAAGGACCAAAAAGAAATTATGACAGACTTACTGGAATCAGTTCAGACTGCAAAGCTACAAGGTGCTTTTGATAAGTATCTACCAGCAGTTTTAGCGGGTAACACTCCAGAGAAGAAGAAGGCGACACTTACAGAAGGCAAAGAAATCACAGGCAATAAAGAAACAACTATCGATAGTAATGACGCTATGCAAAACTACTCTAATGTAGTAGACATTAAACGCCTAGCGGGAATTCAATAAGGAGAAAAATATGTCAGAACTATTAGAAGGTCGCTGGCAGGATACAAAGAGCGCACTTCTTGAAGGCTTACAAGGCCACAAGAAATCTGTAATGGATGTTACTCTTGAAAATACTAAAAAGTATTTGGCAGAGACAGCAACAGCAGGTGCTACTTCTGCAGGTAATGTCGCTACTCTTAACCGTGTTATCCTACCAGTTATCAGACGTGTAATGCCAACAGTTATCGCAAACGAACTAGTTGGTGTACAACCAATGACTGGACCAGTGGGTCAGATTCACACTTTACGTGTACGCTATGCGGACACTAAAGACGATGCAACAGCAGGTGAAGAAGCTCTAAGTCCATTCAAGATTGCACTTGGTTACTCAGGTGACGAAGCAGGAACCGATCAGGGTAAAGCACAAGCAACTGCGGGACTTGAAGGGTCTGCTGGTAACAGACTAAGCATCCAGATCTTAAAGCAAACAGTCGAAGCAAAAACCAGAAAGCTATCAGCTCGCTGGACTTTTGAAGCGGCTCAAGATGCACAAGCTCAACAGGGCATTGACATCGAAGCTGAGATCATGGCGGCACTAGCACAAGAAATTACCGCTGAAATTGATCAAGAGATCCTAGCATCTCTACGTTCACTATCAGGAACAGCGGCGCTAACATACGACCAAGCGGCTGTATCAGGTACAGCAACATTCGTTGGTGACGAACATGCGGCATTAGCAGTTCAAATCAACAGAGTTGCAAACTTGATTGCACAGCGTACACGTCGTGGCGCTGGTAACTATGCGGTTGTTAGCCCATTTGCGTTAACAATCCTACAAAGTGCTACAACTTCTGCGTTCGCAAGAACAACAGAAGGTTCGTTCGAAGCACCAACAAACACTAAGTTTGTAGGTACATTGAACAACGCTATGAGAGTATATGTTGATTCATATGCGGCTGATAGTACAGCAGTACTAGTTGGTTACAAAGGTTCAAGTGAATCAGATGCACCAGCATTCTACTGCCCATACATTCCATTGATGTCATCAGGCGTTGTGTTAGATCCATCATCATTCGAGCCAGTTGTGAGCTTCATGACTCGTTACGGATATGTTGAGCTAACAAACACTGCATCATCTCTTGGTAATGCGGCAGACTACTTAGCAAACGTAGCTATTACTAACGGAAACGTTAGCTTTAGCTAATACTTTAAGTAGTATTGAAATTAAAATAGGGCGGTTTTCCGCCCTATTTTTTTGGTTAAATTTTCTGGTTGACTTTTAGTTTCAAATAAGGTATAACTAGAATATGCAACATAAACATTTAATAGTACGAGCAGAAGTAAGTAATCCTCCAAGATACGAGCAAACTATTATTGACTGGACAAATAATCTAATAAGAGATATCGGCATGCAGGTAATGTTAGGACCTTTTGCCAAATATTGCGATGTAGCAGGAAACAAAGGACTTACTTGTGTTACTATTATTGAAACTTCACACGTAGCAGTACATGTATGGGACGAACCTTCTCCAAAACTAATACAATTAGATGTATATACATGTGGAGATTTGGACACTAGAATAGTGTTTGATGCTTTAGATAAATTTGATCCTGTAAAAATAGACTACAAATATTTGGACAGAGAAACAAACTTAACTGAAGTACTAGATAATAAATAATTATATCGTTCAGGCGTAAGCCCGGAAGTAGCACAAAGCGAAGGAACGCACTTAACTTTAACTAGGAGAGTGTTATGAATCACAGAGACTTCGAGATAGCTCGTAAAAAAGAGCGAACTAGACTGGCTCACAAAGCAATTCATAGAAAGCAAATGGAAAGACCGTTGTCAAGACCAAAAGCTGAACGTAATATGCTTAGTGATGATCCACGTATGCAAAAAATATAACAATCTGTTTCAAAGATAAATACATGTGTCAGATAGTGTGCCGCGAGGCGGACTTATGCTGTACCCACAGCGTAGCGGCTAGAACCCGCATCGGACTTCTAATTAAAGGAGAAAACAAATGGGAAGACCACTTAATAAAAGATACTTTGGAGCAACTGGTGCATCAGACGCAACAGTTCCAGTTAGATTTCACGATGGATCTAACTTAATCGAAGGTTACATTGTAGAACAAAAAGGTTCTAACAAATTCAAATGTTCAAATGACGGCGACACAATCACACGTACTTGCTTTTTAACATCAGACGGTAGTACACCTAATGCAAACCTAGAGTGCCAAATTATTGGTATCGGTGCAGGCGGAGCGGCTATTGCGATTGCAAAAATTACAGG